CGAATAGTTGTTGTTTTTCATATACTTTTCCACCCAGTTTCCAACGCCCTCTTCTCTGTATGCCTTTTTAATTTTCTTTGCATCATCCTCAGACTCCTCGGGCAATAATTGAGGTATGTGAGCGCCATGGGTTAAAACGAAAATGTCTTTGCGTTCCCTCGGGATTTCATTATAAACAACTTCATCCACCACTTCATGAACAATATTCTTCTTCACTAATGAAACCTCGGGGGTCTTTTTCTTCCTTTTGATCATATCTTTTGTAACAAAATTGTAAATAAGCGGTTCGTCGAATTGCTTTATATCCAAATTATTTTTATCATCGATCATTTTCATAGGTTTGTCTGACTCCACTTCAAATACACCTATTTGAAGAACCTTATCATTTTGTTTAACTAAATAGATCGGAAAATATACAATATCGTGTTCTTCAAATGTAGTCTTTGCATTTCCAACAGCTACAATAACATCCTCGCCTAATACATCCATTTGATACAGGTTGGCTTCCAATTTCAAATCCCCAACATCAACACTTTTTAATTCGGGATAACTGACATCTTTATTTATTTTCGATAATACCATAATTATATTGTATGGCGATATTTTATATTGTTGTTGCAACATAAAATAATTAAACTTTACCAGAAAATAAACTTTTTCATGAATTTATCATTTTTCAATTCTTCAATGTAAAACCACATTGTTCGACGCTGTGAAACAATACTGTAGTTTTCAACATCATCTTCAAAATCAACCAACAAACATATAATCTCGTCCTTCGTGCACTTGTTTGTTTTCAACCCTTTAGCGATCCCATAATAATCACATATCTGCAATAGCTGTCGAACAGTCATATTCAATTGATAGTTTAGCATCATTGATGTCTTGCAGTCATCATTATCTAATTCAGGATCTCCCAGAAACTGGGAGACATCTAACTCAGTATTACTTACAACAGCAGCGTCGTCGATAGAAAAAGAAATATTTTCATTGTATGTCTTATCGCTCATTAGTAATATTAGTCCGTTATATTTAAATTACATTTCAATCAAATCCATAAACTTGAAAATCGCCTTGTTAGTAAAACTCTTGTAGTCCTTACTCTTGCAGTGTGCAAGCTTGTCGATAACCTGAGAAATCGTCATACCATCGATCTTATCATACTTCACAGCATCGTACAAGTCCTTCTTATACAGCAGTGCAATATTCTCAGTAAGCTCATCAACCTCGTTCTTCTTGTTATCAACGGAAATCAACGAGTATAATTGACACAGCAAATTCCTAGTGATATCAACAATCTTCTCCTTTGTAATAATATTATTGTTCATCAGATTAATGAAGAAAGCGCTCAACGCCTTTCTCTTCTCGTTGTCCTTGTTGATGCGACAGAACTTATCGTAATCAACAGTAGATTCAACGAATTCAACAGATGCAAACAACTCAGTGAATTTATCCAAACTAATCTCAAACACTTTCTTCATATCGTCATACTTGGTTATCAGATCAGAATACAAGTCGGCATAAATCTTTGAGAAGAATCGGTTCGTAGATGCAATCTCAAAAATAATACTGCTCACTCGCGTCATATCATCAGAACCCACATTATCCACAATTATACTGTCAATTATATCAATAATCTTATTCCTCATGTCAATGTAGTTCTTGTCCGTCATCTTGTTCAGGTGTGATCGAATCATATCTATCTTTGCATCGAGACCAACCTTATCCTCCAATTTCGTGGTCTGAAACGAACGAATTACTCCCCACTCATCGTCGTTCAAAACCTCCATGTTCTTGTTACCCCTCTTCTTCTTGGGAATCAGCGACGAAGATGGCGGTTCCACCTTCATTGGATTCTCTCTCTTCTTGAACACCGGCGTTTTCACATAATCAGGCGAACCAACCTCCTGCGCCAACCCTGAAATAATCCTAATAACATCGTCTGACAGGTCCAAATTGAAACCATTAAACGCAATGTCATTGAAATCTTTAAGAGTATATTTTAATGTTGCGGTTGCCATCTTTATGCGTATAATCATTTATCTAGACGATGCATTTATATCAATTTTTTTAATTATTATATAAATAATTTGAAATACACTTAAACACTTTTAGTCTTACTAATATATAATGTCAGCCGAAAACGAGTTAAACAGCGCAACTAGTAACAAGGAAGATGTATTTGATTCTTCATACGAGATCAGTTCATGGGAGGAACTCGATATTGACCCGAACATCCTGAGGGGTATCTACGCATATGGATATGAGAAGCCGAGTCCCATTCAGAAAAAGGCAATTCGCCCAATTATCGCCGGTAAGGACATCATCGGTCAAGCCCAATCTGGCACTGGAAAGACTGCTACCTTTTCCATCGGCGCTCTCAGCACACTCCGTCTGAGCGAGCAGAATACTCAGGTTCTGGTTCTGTCGCCTACGAGAGAGCTCACTATGCAGACTGCAAAGGTGTTCGAGAGTATTGGATGCATGATGCCCGGACTCAAGGTTCAAACTGCGTTTGGAGGATCGATCGTCGAGGAGAGCAACGGTTTTTCTAGCAAGAATGTCCCTCATATTGTATGTGGTTGCCCTGGGCGTGTCTTCGATATGATCCGCCGCGACAGATTGTCTTGTAAGCATCTTCGGTTAGTCATCATTGATGAAGCCGATGAAATGTTGTCATCCGGATTCAAGGAGCAAGTGTATGGTATTTTTCAGAATTTCAATAATGATATACAGGTCGCTCTGTTCAGTGCGACATTGCCGCCAAATATTTTCGCGATTACCGACAAGTTGATGCGTAACCCGGTCAGCATTTGTGTAAAGGCCGAGCAACTCACGCTGGAAGGTATTTCGCAGTTTTATGTTGCAGTGGATGACGATCGTCAGAAGTATGCGACACTAAAGCATATTTTTTCATATTTGACTGTTAGCCAGTGCATAATTTATTGCAACAGTGTCAAGAGGGTTGCTGATCTGTATGATGCGATGCGAGAGGATGAGTTCCCGGTGTGTTGCATTCACAGCAGCATGGACAAGCCTTCGCGTGAAGCTGCAATTGCCGATTTCCGGAATGGGAAGTCCCGTGTATTGATTTCTTCGAATGTGACCGCTAGAGGAATTGATATTCAGCAGGTCAGTATTGTCATTAACTTTGATGTTCCCAAGGATGTTCATACTTACTTGCACAGGATCGGAAGGAGTGGGCGCTGGGGGCGAAAGGGTGTTGGCATAAACTTCATTACGCGTCGCGATATAAGCAAACTTAAGGAGATTGAACAGTATTATTCGTCTGAGATTCGTGAGATGCCTGCCAACTTGGACTTTTTGCATAAACTCTAAGCGGAGAACCTAGGTTCTCCGCACCTCTCCTACAATAGATTTTGCTCCACTTTTTCCAAAAGTGGATTGGATTCGTATAATAACATTTAATATATTTCTGCAATATACTAAATGTCGTCTCTAGAAAATATAAAAGAACATTTTAGACCTCCGATTTATTACAACCCAAAGCGTATGGAATTAAAGCAAAATATTATCGATGATCTGGAACTCGTTCAAACCATTGATACATCTGGTAATCCGATTTATTCCTATTGTTTCAATACTGAAAAGGAACTCTCCGTAACAGTCACACCACAGTTGTGTCAATATTACACTACCGACACAGATTTTCTCAAGGACAATCAAACCCTGTTGAAATCATACAAATCTACTGATGGTCCGGTGAATTATAAAGATATGCTCGATATATGGAAAGAGATCAAGGCTGATACTGGATTTAAAGAGAAGTATTATTACTTGGACTGGCCTATGTTAGAGCATTTGAATAAATCGGAGTTGTTCTTAGAGGTGATGAGCGTATATAATATGGCATCCCCCATCATTTCTCTCTTTGTTCCAATAATCCTAATGATAATTCCCTTCTTCATTATCAGATTGAAGGGATTAAACCTAACAATGTCAGAGTATGTTACCGTATTGAAGGTTATCGTTTCGAATCACGCAATTGGAAAGCTCTTCACGAAATTCAACGATGTATCGATCAACGAGAGAGCGTATATGTTACTGTCGGCAGCTTTTTATGTTTTTTCCATATACCAGAACATACTCGTGTGCTACAGATTCAACAATAATATGCACAAAATCCATCAATTCTTGAAAGACACAGAGACATATTTGGACAATACAACCGCAACAATGAAGAACTATCTGATGCATTCTTCCAATCTGATAACTCATGGATCATTCAATGATGTTCTGCGAGAGAAGATGAACACTTTGTTGCACTTCAAACAGGCGATCCACGGGATATCTGAATACAGACTGACAAACTACAAGAAGGTCCTCGAAATTGGTCGTGTTCTGAAATGCTTTTACCAGCTGTATGAGGATCCGGCTTACAACGCTGCGTTCCTGTATTCATTTGGCTTCAATGGATATGTTGATTGCATTTTAGGACTTCAAACTAACATTGAAGAGAGAAAGATCAACTACTCGGTCTTCATTGACGATTACAAGAAGTCGCGAATCGAAAACAATTATTACGCTTGTTTGAAAGATGTTGCGCCAGTGAAAAACACCCTCAAATTCAAGAAGAACATGATCATCACTGGTCCGAATGCATCCGGTAAAACGACGATCCTCAAATCTTCTCTCATCAACATCATTTTGACGCAGCAGTTTGGCTGTGGGTTCTACGATTCAGCGGAGTTGAAACCGTACAAACACATCCACTGTTACTTGAACATTCCTGACACTTCGGGCAGGGACAGTCTGTTCCAAGCAGAAGCGAGGAGATGCAAAGAGATATTGGATGTGGTAGACGGCAACAAGTCGGACGGCCATTTCTGCGCGTTCGATGAATTGTATTCAGGGACGAATCCGGATGAGGCAGTGTCTAGTGCGACTGCATTTATGGGGTATTTGATCAAGAACCAGAATCTATCGTGCATCCTGACCACTCATTTCGTCAAAGTATGCAAGAAGCTCAGCAAGAATGCGAGCATTTCCAACTGTCAAATGGTCGCGAAAAAGACGGGAAACTCGATAAAATACACTTACAAGTTAGATAAGGGAATTTCAAAGGTGAAGGGAGGCATTAGTGTGTTGCGTGATATGAATTACCCAGCGGAAATTATAAACAATACTTGCACGGGAGATAAATGTTTTATTCGTTAGTTCAATAATAAATTTATATAGATGTTTTTTAATGAACCCCCTATCCCTTTTTAATTCGTCTTCATTACTATTTTTAGGAGTATTGCTTTTGTGTTGTGCATTATTATTTGCGTACTTTGAAAGCAAGGCGAGAGAACAGAACCACAAAATTTCATCTATGCTTAGTTTAGTTTCTTCTCTTACGGAAGAAGTTCAATCGATCAAGAGGTATGTTCAGAGTGGTGGTGGTTCTCATAATGGTGGTATGGTTAAGCAAATATACCAGAATCATGAAGAATATCAAAACGGGGATGATGATGTTGAAGAAGAAGATCAAGATTTGATAAGTGTTTCAGATGACGACGACGACGATGTCGATGATGATTTAGATGACGACGACGATGTCGATGATGAGGATGATGAGGATCAGGATGAGGACGAGGATGATGAGAATCAAGTTATTGAAATCGGAGAAAATATAAAGATTTTAACCTTGTTACAGCCGATAGAACTAATTAGCGATAGCGAGGATGATAATACAGAATATGATGCAGATGATTTATTAGATGACGACGATTTGAAGTCGGTATCTTCTAAGGATGAGAAGGAACAAGCAAACAATGTCGAAGAAGTTAAAATGTTCGACTTGAAATCGATTCATTTAGAAGAACCTATCGTGGTCGATTACAAGAAGCTTTCTATTGGAAAGCTGCGAAGTCTTGTTGCAGAGAAAGGTATTGTAGAGGATACTTCTCGCATGAAGAAGCCAGATCTGCTCAAACTACTTGGTGTTGAATAGACCAATTTATTTTATCTTTATCTAGTATAAAATGAGTTACGCTACTTGTTATTCTGGATCTAATAATATACATTTCAATTTCCCACCGATAATGGCGGATGGACGCAACTGGGCCTCCTGGCAGCCGGAGGCTGTAGTCAATGATCGCATTCAAAAACAAGAAGGTATCCAGACCAACTGGGCTTATCGTCAGTATATTCAGCGTAATGGGCTCCAGATTATGAAGTCTAATTCGGCGGAGGCGTGCTACGAGCTTGGATTAGATCCGCACACAAATACCTCCAACGGCCCTGCGACAAATGTGCCCTTCACTTACAAGTCGTCGTTTGATACCCAGAACCCTGGGTTTGGATATCGCTCGAGTGATCTGAAGAATCCGTATTTGACGAGAGAACAATTAAACCTGCGTTTGGTCTCACCGTCGATTAATCTTGCGAATAAAATCAATTAACCACAAAACAATATAATACCAATTTTATACTTTGGTATTATAGAAATGAAAGTGTTGAGCATCGATGTTGGAATTAAGAATCTTGCGTTTTGTCTCTTCGATAAACCAACTGGGTCCGATTCATACCAGGTATCCCAGTGGGACATTGTCAATGTTTCGGAGAGAGACATTATTATTTGCGGATTCTCGGATAAAAAGGAGAAGTGCGAAAAACCGGCAAAGTTCCAAAAGAACGGACAGTGTTTCTGCTTGAAACACTCGAAGAAACAGCA